GGAACTTTAGATGGCACTCAAACTCACAAATGGGTTTTGGAAGGATTATTTGGACCATCATACAAGGTTACCAGAACTTATGAGTTAATGGAGCAAGGACATATTTCCCAGTTAGATATTCGTTGTCTTGTTCTTAAGCACAAACCTCAAAAGTTCGAAACTTATGAAGATGAGATTCAATATTTAATTTCTCAGGAACAAAGAAATAAATTTATAACAAATCTTGCTTTAGATTTAAAAGGAAACACTCTTGTTCTCTTCTCAAGAGTAGAGGCACATGGAGCAGTTTTATATGAAAAGATAAATAATACCAAGCGAGGTGATCGTAAAGTATTTTTTATTCATGGTGGAGTTGACACTGAAGAAAGGGAATTGGTTAGAGAAATAACAGAAAGGGAAAACAACGCAATCATTGTTGCTTCCTATGGAACTTTTTCTACTGGTATCAACATTAAAAACCTCCATAATGTTATCTTTGCATCGCCTAGCAAATCACGCATTAGAAATCTACAATCAATTGGACGAGTTCTTAGGAAAGGAAAAAATAAAGTAAAGGCAGTTCTTTACGATATTTCTGATGATTGTACTTATAACTCAAGAAAAAACTATACTTTAAATCATTTAATTGAAAGAATCAAAATCTATAATGAAGAAAATTTTAATTATGAAATAATCACCGTACAATTAAAGAAATGATAGAAGATGATTTTTATGCCACAGTTAAACTCAAGTCTGGTGAAGAAATCTTTGCCAAAGTAGCAGCTTCTGAGGAAGAAGATAGAACACTTCTGATTATATCAAACCCCATTACCATTAATGAAATTAAAGGTAGAACAGGAGTAGTTGGATATAAACTAGAACCTTGGTTAAAAACAACTAAAGAGGATATGTTTATTATTAACCTAGAAGATGTTCTTACTTTGTCTGAATCTTCTGATATTGAAATGATTATGATGTATCAATCATATGTACGTCAATCTAACAAGAATGGTTCAAATCATTCAAAGATAAACAGAAGAATGGGTTATATTGCTAATGTCAATGATGCTAAAGAGATACTTGAAAAGCTCTTTAAGAATAGCTAAGCCCTACCCTTCAAACCCAACAAAGGTATTCTATCTAGTTTTAAGCACCTTGTCAAGCATTTATATAAGTGGTATAATCTATACATAATAATGATAAAAACTTATGATTACCACAGCAGTCATGACCAAGAGAAAGAGGTCAGAGCATTACGTCAACAATAAAGAGTTTCTTGCTGCACTGATTAAGTATCGTGAAGATAAAGAAATCGCACAGATTCAAGGAAAGCCAAAACCTCCTATCCCTCGCTACATTGGGGAGTGCTTCCTGAAGATTGCCAATCACTTATCATTTAAACCAAACTTTGTCAACTACATGTTCAAAGAGGACATGATTTCTGATGGTATTGAGAATTGTGTTCAATATATTCATAATTTTAATCCAGAGAAGTCGCAAAATCCTTTTGCATACTTTACCCAAATCATTCATTATGCTTTTATTCGTCGTATTACTAAAGAAAAGCGCCAACTAGAAATCAAAAATAAAATTCTTGAGCGTTCTGGATTTTCTGAAGTGTTTAGTGACGACAATACTATTGACGGCGGGAACTATTCCGACTATAATTCTATTAAGGACGGAGTTCACAGTAAACTGCGATATTGAATGAAAGTAGCAATTATTACAGACCAACACTTTGGAGCAAGAAAAAATTCCAAACTCTTTCATGATTATTTTCTAAAGTTTTACAACGATGTATTTTTCCCTACACTCGAAGAGCAAGGGATTACTACAGTTGTGGATATGGGAGATACTTTTGATAGTCGTAAAGGAATCGATTTTTCTGCATTATCTTGGGCTAAAAGTAATTACTATGATCGTCTTCACGAAATGGGAGTGAAGGTTCATACAATTGTAGGAAATCATACTGCTTATTACAAGAATACGAATAATGTAAATGCAGTTGATTTGCTTCTGCGTGAATATGATAACGTAACTGTGTATTCAGAACCAACTGAAGTAATGTTGGGTAAACTTCCTACACTTTTTATACCTTGGATTAATCAAGAAAATGAGGAAAGCACTCTCAAACTTATTCAAAAGACATCTTGCCCGTGCGCGATGGGGCACCTTGAACTCCAAGGATTTAGAGTTAATAAACAAATCGTCATGGAGCATGGTTTGGAGAGCAAACTATTTGGTAAGTTCACCAGGGTCTACTCGGGACACTATCACACTAGATCAAATGATGGGACAGTCTTCTATCTAGGAAATCCTTATGAAATTTATTGGACTGATGTAGGTGATACTCGTGGTTTCTCTATTTTTGATACTGAAACAATAACTCACGAACCAGTGAATAATCCTTATAAAATGTTTTATAATATTTACTATGAGGATACTAATTATCAAACATTTGATACTCGTGAATATGAGAACAAAATTGTAAAAGTAGTTGTTCGCAAAAAAACAGATACTAAAAAGTTTGAAAAGTTTATTGATAAACTTTATGCTTCTAACATTGCAGAACTGAAGATTATCGAAAACTTTGATATTCAAGAACCTGTAGAATTTGAAGCATTTGAAAGCGAAGATACTATTTCTATCTTGAATAGATATATTCAGGAGGCAGAAATTAATCTTGATAAATCTATCATTCAAAAAATGATGCAAGAAATATATCAAGAAGCTTGTGAACTAGTTTAAATGTTTATTCTAACAATTAATGGCAGAGAAACTGAAGGTGCATATTCCGTAGTTGATGATGAAGGAGAAAATATTCTTTATCTATTTCAAGAAGAAGATGATGCAACTAGATATGCTATGATGTTAGAAGATGATGGATATCCCGAAATGCATGTAATTGAAATTGAAGATGAAGTGATGCCAAAAACCTGCGATTTGCATGGTTATCAATATACAATTATTACTCCAGATGATATTGTAATTCCTCCAGATACTGATTATGATTTTATTTAAAAAAATTCGTTGGAAAAACTTTTTAAGTACTGGTAATCAGTATACTGAAGTTGATTTTACAGAAAATAAAACCAATCTGATTGTTGGTACAAATGGAGCAGGTAAGAGTACTGTTCTTGATGCTTTAACTTTTTCTTTGTTCGGAAAACCATTTCGTAAGATTAACAAACCACAACTTATCAATTCGGTAAACGAGAAGGATTGTAAAGTTGAGGTTGAGTTCTCTATTGGAAATACTGAGTGGAAAGTTATAAGGGGAATTAAACCAGCACTTTTTGAGATTTGGAGAAATGATACTGCTTTAGATCAGTCTTCTGCTGCTTTAGATCAGCAGAAGTGGTTGGAGCAAAACGTTCTTAAGATGAATTATAAATCTTTTACTCAGATTGTGATTCTAGGTTCTAGCACTTTTGTTCCTTTTATGCAACTTTCTGCTGCTCACCGCAGAGAAGTAATTGAAGATCTTCTTGATATCAAGATCTTTTCTTCTATGAATATGGTTATTAAAGAAAAGATTCGTCAATCAAAAGATGAAATTAAAGTTCTTGACCTAAAGAAAGAATCTCTTCTTGATAAAGTCAAGATGCAGCAGAGTTTTATTGAAGAACTTGAAAATCGCGGTAAAGAAAATATAGAGAACAATAAACGAAAAGTTTCTGATTTAAGTGAAGAAATAGAACAACATTTGAAAGAAAATACTTCTCTAGAAGAACCTCTTTATGAATATATTAGAGAGCAAGATAAACTAGTTGGATATGCAGACAAACTTCGTAAACTTGGAAACTTAAAAGGTAAGATTTCGCAAAAAGTATCTACCATTACTAAAGAACACAAATTTTTTACAGAGAATACTGTTTGCCCTACCTGTACACAGTCAATTGAAGAGACCTTTAGAATAAATAGAATTACTGACGCTCAAAATAAAGCAAAGGAGTTGCAATCTGGTTACAAAGAACTAGAGGAGGCAATTAAAGAGGAAGAAGAGCGAGAGCGTCAATTCACCGCTCTATCGAAGGAGATTTCAAAACTAACGAATGGCATTTCTCAAAACAATATTAAGATTAACGGATTACAAAGACAAATCCGAAATCTTGAACATGAAATTCAAGTTCTTACCGAGAACCTTGCAAACCGAAATTCTGAACATGAGAAGTTAGAATCCTTCAGAGACAACTTAAAAACTACATACGACGAACTCGCTTCTAAAAAAGACACAATCAACTATTACGATTTTTCGTATAGTTTACTTAAAGACGGTGGAGTAAAATCCAAAATCATTAAGAAGTATCTACCGCTGATAAATCAGCAAGTTAACCGTTATCTCCAGATGATGGATTTCTATATTAACTTTACACTTGATGAGGAGTTTAACGAAACCGTCCAGTCACCTATTCATGAAGATTTTTCTTATGCTTCTTTTAGTGAAGGGGAAAAAATGAGAATTGATCTTGCACTTCTGTTTACTTGGAGAGAAGTTGCGAGAGTTAAAAATTCAGTGAATACAAATCTTCTTATTATGGATGAAGTATTTGATAGTTCTCTTGATGGATTTGGAACAGAAGAATTCCTTAAGATTATTCGTTATGTAATTAAGGATGCAAATATTTTTGTTATCTCTCATAAGACAGGACTAGAAGATAGATTTGAATCTGTTATTCGATTTGAGAAGGTTAAAGGTTTTTCGCGTATGATTGTCTGAACCACTCAAGAACAATGAAAATACCAAACTGGAAACATAATTCTGGGAAACCTCAAAAACGAAAACTTAAACCACAAGCACTTCGACAAGCAAAAGCACGAAGACAAGCACTCAAGAAGCGTCTCAATTTCAGAGACGCTTCTTTTTTTATAAATAACTAAAAAAGTATTTGTAACAAATGGAACCAAAACAATTAGTTGGTCTTTATGAAGCTTATTATCAAGTTTATGAACCACAAGAACTCATTGAAGAAGTAGAAATTGCTACTGAATATTTCTATGAAATGGGTTTAAATGAGAATGGAATTGATATTCTTATTGAAGAACTTGGAGAAGAAGAATTTGTTAATTGGGTATATGATATTGCTGAAGAATATACTCTGAGTGAGGCGAGAGCAGGTGGAGTAAGAGTAGAACCAGTAACAAAAACTGGCAAGTCAATTGGATCTCTGAAAGGTGGTGCTAGAACTTCTGCTATTAGATCTAGACAAAAAGAAAAGGCAGCAAGAAAGGAAGCAGAAACATCTGCATCAGCAGCAAAACCATCAGGAATGGCCGCTGCTCTTAGAAGTCAAGCAGCATATTCTGCTACTCAAAAACAAACACCTACTAAGAAACAAACATCATCTCCGCAGCAAACTAAAAAAGGCATTGGTGGATTGATTGGATCTATTGTACAAAGAGCAAAACAAGATACTGAACTTCTTGGTAAATCAATTCAGACTGCAAGAGATGTTGCATCACGTAGAGGTGCTGAAGTTGCGGCGGGTTATGGTGCATTAAGAGCAAAAGGCAGAGAAGCAGAAAAATCTGCAGCAGCAACCAGAGCAAGAAGAGTTGCAACTGTTGCAACTGGTAGAGCAGCACAGGCAGCTGGAAGAACTGCTATTAAGGCAGCGGGCGCTGCAGGTGCTGCTGCAGGAGCTGGAGTTACTGCCAGAAGAGGGGGAGCAACGCCAGCACAAACTGCTGGTAGAGTTGCGGGAACTTTTGTTCGCAAAATGACTAGAGAAGAATATAATTATATTCTTGAGCATCTTCTTGATGAGGGGTATGCAAATAGCATTGAAAATGCCGAAAAGATTGTAATGAACATGAGTGAGCAGTGGTTAGAAAGTATTGTTGGGGAACTTCTAGATGAGGCAGATATTATGTCTGTTCACAGAAAACCAAGTAAAACTGATAAAGGTGGTATGGTTTATATGAAAAATCCTAATATAATAAGATTGCAAAATGCTGCTGGCAGAGAAAGACAAGGAAGACAAGAAAGAGAAAAAGAATCAAAAAATATAGAAAATGCTGCACGATATGACCAAGCACTAAGGAAAGGAATTAATAGAGCAACTAATAGAAGTGAACCTCAAGATCAGTATGCTGGTTATGGTGAGATAGAAGCACTTTCTCCTCGTGCTGATGGTGGAGCACATTCTGGTAGAAAACGTCTTGCAAGAAGAGCATCTGGTAGATAATTTTGTAATAAAACTTACTCAACCACTCATTTACCAGTGAGTGGTTTTTATAAATAATAGTGTATAGTGCATGACCAAAATGAATAATCAATATTATACTTATGCTTGGTTGAGAGAAGATATGACTCCTTATTACATTGGAAAAGGTATTCGTGATAGAGCATATCGTCCTCATAGGAGAGGTAATACTTATATGTCTGCTCCACCGAAAGAAAGAGTTTTATTTCTAAAGAAAAATTTAACAGAATTTGATGCTTATAAACACGAAAACTATATTATTAGTATTTTAGGATTAAAAAGTGAAAGTGGTATATTAATTAATATGTCCTATGGTGGTGAAGGAAGTTCTGGAAGAAAACCAAGTCAATATTGCATCCAAAGAACAAAAGAAACTAATATTGGAAAAATTCTTAATGAGGAACATAAAAAATCAATTTCTAAACAAGTATCTCAGAGAAGATGGTGGAATAATGGAGAAGTGGATAAACATACTATTGAATGTCCTGGCGAAGGATGGGTTCTTGGTAGATTGTATAATGTAAAAAGTGAAAAATATAAAACAAAAGAATTTTCTGAAAAATCTAGAAAAAATAATCTTGGTAAAAATGTTAGCGACGAAACAAGAAAGAAACAAAGTAAAGTGAGAAAAGGAAGAAGATGGTGGAATAATG